AAGTAATAAGGGTAAGCAATCAACCTTCGGGCCTAGAGATAACAGTTCAAGTTCCTCCGATCCAGAGATGAACCAATTTGTCACCGATGTCTGGGATATCATCGATGAGCTTGGAAATCTTCTGATAAGCAAGCAGAGGGATTATGGCCCCGGCAATATCAACAACGCATTTGGTGGCCCAATGAATGGTCTGCTTGTTCGTATGGGGGATAAGTTTGAACGCCTCAAGAATTTATTTATGTTCGGTAGCGGCAAGCCACAGCATGAACCAATCGAAGATTCATTCAAAGATCTAGCCAACTACGCCATCATTGCCATGATGGTTCAGCGTGGAAAGTGGCCAGCGAACAAGCTATGAAGAAGCTCCTCTTTTTTTTGGTTCCGATTCTTGTAATTACATCGTTGTATTTCGCAGTCAGGTTTGTGATTGATGCAATCCTAGAGATAGAAGATGGTGATTTACTCGATGAGTGATCGAGCCAAAGAACATCTCACCGATCTAATCAACATTTCTTCTCATACTATCCACCGCAGATTTGCTGGCTATGTAGAGTATAAAGACTTGGTTCAAGAGTTGAATGTCTATGTACTTCAACGACCCAAACTTGAAGAAGATCTTGATGCTTCTTACACAGTCAGCAAAGATGAAACCAAGTGGGTTGCCCGAAAGATTATGGCTAGGTTCCGCCGTCATATTGAAAAGTATTCTCGTAAAGAGAAGGCAACAATGCTTGGCTATTCAACAGGTGATGAGTTCTTCTACGACACCGCCAAGGTAGCAGAACTTCTTCCTGTTGCATTTCAGTTTGACTCGAAGGGTGTAGTTCTCGTTGACAAGGTAGACGATGGACAACCACGCCGCTCACCAGCACCTAATGAGGGTGGCAATCTTCTTGCAATGGTGATTGACATTCGATCAGCACTTGAACTACTTGATAAAGATGAACAGTACATACTCGATCTCAGATACGGAGCTTCCCCAATGACACTATCTGATATAGCCAAAGCGATGGGAGTCTCTGACTCCACAGTAGATCGCAGGATACAGAAGATACTTCGAAAGATTATTGACCACCTTGGAGGGCCAACGCCGTGGGCGTAAAGATCAACCTCGAAAGATATGAGGTTGTAATGGCGGTGAATACAGCAGTAGAACGATATGTATCTACGATGAAGAACCAACAGATGCGTGGTCTTGGTGACCTCGATCCATGGCAACGAATACTTCTTGATGTTGATGGATGTGGAGCAGAGATTGCTGTTGCCAAATACTTAGGTGTCTATTGGTCTGGTGCATTCGGTCAAGGTGGTGTTGATATTGAACCGAACATAGATGTGAAGTACACAAAGCATGAGCAAGGCAGATTGTTAGTCAGACCAGATGCAAAGGATGACATCAAGTTTGTTCTTGTCCGTGGTGGTATGCCGAACTACGAACTCATCGGTTGGATTATGGGTGCCGAAGCAAAGAAGGAAGAGTGGTTGGATAAACCTGACTGGCGTAGACCTGAGATCTATTGTGTACCTGAGGATAAGTTGAGAAAGTTTAGAGGTTACTATGGCTAGATATGATTACGAATGCCCGGGCTGTGGCAATGTGGTTGAGATTGTCCGTGGGTTCAACGATCCTGAAGAAGATTATGACTGCCCAACTAAAGAGTGTGGCAACACATTGGTGAGAAAGTATTCAGCTACACCTACGATATTCAAAGCTACTGGTTTCTACTCTACAGATAACTTCCGTAAATGAAAGAACCCCCTCCGAAGAGGGGGCCTTTCCCTAGAGTGGAGGATCAGATCCACTACATTTATCTTACCACTACCTGCCGTATTCCGCTTTCAGGAACTTGCCACAGTATGGCCACGGCTTCGATCCTCGGTCGGCATAGATGTGTAGTGCCACATGGAACTGCTCCATCAAGGTTGCCTTCTTGGGTGGTGTGCCGCTATTGCCGCCGTGAGCAACCCAAGTCCGGGGATATTCAATTTGGAAGTAGCCTTGGAACTGCTTCTTTGTTCCTGCTACTGCATTCGATCTGCCGCTACTCTCACACATAGCCAGCTTCTGCCATGCCGGTGGCAGATGATCGAAAGTCATATCCTCGTAGTGAATCACGACTGGAATGTCTTGAACCACGAGGTTTGTTTCAGCTTTGGTTTCAATGGTCTTGAGTGGGGGCGATAGGAGTACCGCCCCCAACAAGAGACCACCGATGATAAGTCGGTGCATTGTTTACCTTTCTCCTCCAAAGAGGATTGCCCCTGTCCATACAAGGAAGGGAATCGTCATCAGTATGGGTGAGTCTTCACTCATACCAAGTGGGAAGGTGAAGAAGGAAAGGAAGAAGAGTACATACCCCATCAACCCTCCTGCTTCATCTCGCAGGTGATCACCGATAGATCGAACTCGGCATCATCCCATTGTCCATCACCTTGTTCGACCCAAGGTTCATCGAGTTGCAATCGCAATGTGTTCTCGATGTCATCGAACTCTTTCTGTGTTAGCGGTCTGTTGGTTTCGAATACCGCATTGAATGTGTACTTCATTCCTGACCCTCCTCTTTCCATTTGGTTGTGTCTATGACTCTGATTGTTTCTTCACCAAGTTCGATGGATTGGCGGTCAGTAATCCACCATTCCAACCCATCGAGTCGGCGAGATAGGTCTCCAAGAAGGAGATTGTTATCGCTTGAATAGATGGACACGATGATTCTCTGTAGCTTTTCAGTCATTTGTTCACCTTCCAATGGATAGCAAGTGACTTGCTGAATGATTCCCATTTGCAATCGCAGATGCCACAGACATCTGAGTACTTGCAATCAGGTTGATGTGGATCGTAGAAGTACTCCATGCATTCAATGCAGTTGTTGTTCTCGTCATAGATGTTCATGCTTCGAACTCCACATAGTTTCCCTTTTTGTCTTCCATCAGGTTTGTGTAGATAACAATCTGCCCATCATTGTCTTCTTCTATCTGATAGTCAGGGCAAATCTTTGCCAGTTCTGTTCTGAATTTGTACCCATTCATTAGTTGGTCTCCCTTACTACGACACAGATGTCTTCGCCTTCTTGCCAAGCAACCTCAGTCACTAGGTAAGAGAGTCGGTTTATCCAGCGATAGCCGTTGTAAATCCAATCGCTATCTCCCTCAGAGACCCAAGTCCAAATCTGTTTAGGATCGAAGGTCTTCAACTTTTCAGCATCGTCATGGAACCAAGAACCATCTTCGCTGGCGATTGGTTTGTACTTTGCTTCCCATTCTTTGTAGTTCATATCGAGGAAAGTTTCAGCTTTGTTCATTACTTTCCCTCCTCGAAGTAGCACTCGACCATACTGCCCCAGCAGTAGTGGTCACCAACCCACCAAATGTGGTTCATTACATAATAGATAGCGATGATCCCGAGAAGTATTGCTACTGCACGAACTCGCTTTCCTCTCTTTGTCAGTTTCATATCTGTTCCTTTTCTCTAGTGGTCTGTCTCATCAGATGGGGTTGACCAGTTCCCCATGACCTCCCCGAAGGGAGGTTTCGACTATTCGCATTCACAGTTGGGTGTGTATTCCTCCCATTCTTGATTGCAGTTCTTGCAGTAACACACATGGTCTCGAGGATGTTGACCCTCGGGATTCATGCAGACTTGGCAGATGGATCGAAGAACACTCACGATGCTTGATTCCAATCGCAGTTCTTGCAGTAGTGCCACTTCGCTTCCCAATCAGAGACCCTTGCTTGGCAATCTGGAATCGCCACTCTCTTCCCATCCTTCATCACATAAGAGATGCAAGTTCTTTGAATCGAACCATCTGAGAAGAACATCATGTCGAACCATTGGTCGCCGACCTTGATGTTCTTGCGGTCAGTCATTCGAACTCTGTCGGGTTGGCAGATGTCCATGTGCTTTTCATAATCAGCATTCGTTGATGCTTCTGCCCAACAAGTTGAGCAGATGTAAGTCATTCCAGTTTTCATTTTCCAATCCTCCAAAGGTTTGCCTTGGTTGTTTCGACTAGCGTTTCGATTGCAGTCTTTCCTTCTGCAACCTCAGTTGGAGTCAGGTCAACCCATTCCTCCATGCCTTCCTCGACATCGGGTTCGAACCCAATGGCATCGGTGGTCAGGGTCAATGCCTTCTTCATATCTTCTGAGTAGACATAGACCACCATGCAGAACCCACCAGTTTGTTCGACTTGGCATTTGATGCCAGCATCTTCGAGAGCAAGAGCAAGTTCATTGCTTCCATCACTTTCAGCAACAGAAGAGCATCGGCAGACATAACAACCGCCGTGTTCCATCCGTAGGAAGTTCCCATTCATATCGTGAACTTCATAATCAACCATGTGTGGATGTGCCACGAAATCTTTGCAAGGTGCAACAGATTCGTGGAATCTTTTTTCCTGTAGCTCGATTTGCATCTCTAACCTCACGCCCCCTTCTTCGATCCGTGGAGGAGTCGGTCTTCGTAAGCGGTGAGGAGTTGGTCAACTCCCTCTTGTGCATCCCCGAACTCTGCAAGGAAGTCGCATTCCTCGCTGGAGTAGATAAATCGGATGTCATAGCAGAGGGAATCGCCGTCATGGGTGGACTCCCCGATTTCCTTCTCTCCTCTGTAGATGTGGAGAGTGTGTCCAATCATTCCTCGAGAGTTCTCGAATAGTCGGACTTTCTTTACTTCGTACATTCTGACCCTTTCTCTAGTGGTTTGTCTCATCAGTTCGAGGGGAACCACCCCATCGAAGACCCCCGAAGGGGTTTCGACTAACTAGCCATGTCCTCCAATGCTTGGCGGTTGGTGTAGGTCTTCACTTCGTAGAGAACTTTCACGGGATCTTCTTCGGTTGCTTCCGCTATCTGTTCGACAAGATAGAGAAATGATTCAGTTTCCCCGAACTTTTCGAAGATTTGAGAAGCCAAACGATGAACCAACTTCCACGAAGCGGATTCGTTTTCTTCTTCGAAGTAGTGAAAGACATTTGAATCATCAAATGAAAAGCATTCGCAATCTTCGGAATGCTTCGAACATCCTTCCCCTTCATCGAAAAATTCGGAATATCTTTCCTCTGCTTCTTCGATTGTTTCGGCTTGAATGTCTAACGATTGGCAGACAATGAAAGCGGTGAAGGTTTTCATTACTAGGCACTCACTTTCTGAAGTGGTGCCACGCTTCGGCGAACATAGTTCTGATGCTTCGAAGTTGTGACAGAGAACTTTTGAGAAACGACATACCAACCCTCTGAAGAATGCCAAGCGATTGGGGTTCTGTAAGACATGACCACATAGTCAATCGAATCCCGAACTGCTTCATACTTTTCAATTTCTTCAGGGTTGAGCATTCCGTAGGTGTTGCTTCTTCCTGAGTGACCCATCAAAGCGGAAGCGTAGAAATCTTCTCTGTTTGCGATTGCTTCGATGGCTTCTCTTTGGTTCATGCTTTTCATGTTTCTGATTCCTTTTCTCTAGGTCTCGAGGATGCCCTCGAGGGTTCCATTCTCCCATTTTCGGGGTCAGATTGGAAGCATTTCGGGAAGGGTTTTCCTGTAGCTCGAAGTCCAGCTCGAGGGGTTCCAAGCGTGGAACTGCTTCCCCTTGGGGTCTGCCAAGCGTGGAGGGTTCTCGATCCTTGGCGTGGATGCTTTGCGATCCGTGGCGATGGTCTGCCCAATGGGTCAAAGGTTGAAGGTCTGCCCTGCCAGTTCTGCCCCCTGCCCCTGACCCCTGCCCCCCTGCCAAGTACTGGAGACCCTAGGCGGTCGGTTAGTTGGGGAACTTTGAAAGGTGCCTAGTTCCTGAGGGTCTGCCATGCCCTGCAAGTCTCCACAAAATGCCCCCAAACTGGTCGCCGATAATATGCATTATGTAAACTAGCTGGTTCGACACGCCCCGGCAAAATGACCCGAGTGCTTTATATGCCAGCACCCTGTGTGTATATGTACCCACTCTAAAATTTTTGATAGGATCCGAGACAGTAAAACCGCAGGTCAGAGCCATATTTGACTGCATTGGATAGACTGTGAGGTAAATCACACCCCTTAGGGTGGGATAAACACCCCTTATCCCGGCTTATACATAGTAGGGAGGATAATTACCGACTAGGTAATTAGACGACCTACACGCCCCTAGGGGGGCGTAGGGAGCTTTGAGCGACCGAAGACCCCCTAACACACTCATAGTTGAGTGTGGACAGGTCTGTCATTTTCTTTATCCACAGGTTTATCCACAGACCGTGGATCCAATGAAAAGACACCGAGGAATCCAATGAATAAACGGCAAGAAGAAGCCGCCAAGACTAAAGCGAAGGTGCTTGGCTACATCACCCAAGGCTATACAGTCGAAGAGGCGATGAGAGCTGTAGGCAAATCGGTCAAACTCTGGGAGTACTACCGATCCACCGATAAAGAGTTCAAAGAGAACGCCGACAAGATTCGTGCCGCCAGAGTAACTAAGGGCCGTACCCAATCTGAGGAATCTCTCACCAAAGGTTTTCGTGATTTCCGCAAGGAGTACCTAGACTCCGAAACTTTCGACCACCAGATGAACATCATCGATCTACTGGAAGGTCGTGACCCAGCGTGGATCCACAGCTCCATGCAGTATGAAAAGGGTCGCCCCCAATATGTCTTGGTAAATGTTCCGCCTGAACACGCCAAGTCGATGACTACCTCGATTGACTACCCGGTCTACCGGATCTGTATGGATCCCAATGTCCGAATTATGATTGTCTCGAAGAGTCAACAGAAGGCAACAGAATTTATCTACGCCATCAAGCAAAGACTTACCCACCCCGGCTGGCAAAAGCTACAACTTGCCTACGCTGCCGGTTCTGGCTTCAAGTCTAAATCTGCTACATGGCAAGCAACACAGGTTTACCTCGGAGATGAACTCCGTGACTCAGACCAGAAAGACCCTACCCTTCAAGCCATTGGTATTGGAGGTCAGGTCTACGGTGCGAGAGCAGACCTGATTATTCTCGATGACTGCGTAACTATGAGTAACGCTCACGAGTATGAGAAACAGATTCGTTGGATCCAGCAAGAAGTTTTAACTCGTCTTGGGCCCACCGGAAAGCTTTTAGTTTTAGGAACCCGAGTGGATTCCATCGACTTGTATAGGGAACTCCGTAACGGAGAACGCTACCCAACAGGTCAATCTCCGTGGACATACCTAGCCATGCCGGCGGTTCTTGAGTTCGGTGAAAGCCCGAACGACTGGAAAACCCTCTGGCCAAAATCAGACCGCCCATGGCAAGGTTCCGAAGAAGAACCAGATGAGAGTGGTTTATATCCTCGCTGGGATGGACACCACCTTTCAATGCGTAGATCAGCCCTCGATCCGAAAACATGGTCGATGGTTTATCAGCAAGCAGATGTTGATGAAGATTCGACATTTAATGTCACCTGTGTAAAAGGCTCCGTAGATCGTATGAGAATGATCGGGCCTATCGTTCCGGGCAACCCCGGACACCCAAACGAGACAGAAGGACTTACCGTAGTCGCAGGGCTTGACCCAGCGATTGTCGGTGATACAGCGGCCGTAGTAATGGCTATTGATCGCCGCCGCAAAAAGCGTTATGTACTTGATGCGGCAACTATTACTCGACCTTCGCCACAAGCAATCCGTGATCTCATCACAACATTTACTGATAAGTACAAACCTTCCGAATGGATGGTTGAACGAAACGCATTTCAGGGCTACCTGACACAAGATGAGAATCTACGGATGTGGTTAGCCAACCGTGGAGTGATGCTCCGGGAACATACAACATCTCGCAATAAGTGGGATGTCGGCTTCGGTGTGGCAGCTATGGCACCTCTCTTTGGATCAGCAGATCCTCAAGGGAAGCACCGTAGAGATAATCTGATTCACCTTCCATCGGATAGAAACGAAGGCGTTAGATTACTAATCGACCAACTTGTCACTTGGTCACCAGAGACAAAGAACAAAACCGACTTGGTTATGGCACTTTGGTTCTGTGAGATTCGTGCCAGAGAGATCTGTCAGTACGGAGATTACGGTGGCAAGTTTATGAGAAATGAGTTTTTAACTCGATCAGACCAGAATCGTCAAACGGTTGTAAACCTAGACGAGTGGGCTGCTAGTAGAAGAATCGGTTAAAGGAGACTAAATGCTTACTCCACAGGAAGTAGCAGCAAAGGTACAACGGCTAAAGCACCGTAACATGGATCGTGATCGCCGTATGTCCGATGTCCTTGCTGTACGCCAAGGAAAGATGCAGGATGTTTTCTTTGGTCAATTCTCTGACGAATATCCAAAACCACTTATCGCAAACATGGTGGATATCGCAGCTCGTGACCTAGCGGAAGTCACAGCCCCACTCCCTGCAATCAACTGCTCTTCATCTAACATGACTAGCGATGCTGCAAGGCGTAAATCAGAGATCCGTACACGCATTGCAAACCATTACGCTAACAAATCAGACCTACAACTACAGTTCTATAAGGGTGCAGACTGGTATTACACCTATGGATTCTGTGCAGGTATGGTCGATATTGACTTTGAAACCGATACTCCACGCATTCGTTTGCTCGATCCATTCGGTCTTTACTATGACAAGGATCGATTCGGTAATGTAACTTGCATTTCTCAGACCATCATCATGGATGTTGAGTCGATTATCTACCAGTATCCAGAGCATACAAACAAGATTAAGCAGAAGTATCGTGGACAGAATGCCAATGTAGCGATGATTCGTTACCACGATAAGTACCAAGACATGATCTTTATCCCAGATCTTGACAATCTGGTTCTCTCAAATACCCCAAATGTCATCGGTCGAGTACTTGTTGACATTGCAGAACGACCAACTGTTGACGGTCAAGCTCGTGGTCAGTTTGATGATGTGCTTCCAGTACAGATGGCTAAGGCTCGTTTTGCTCTCCTACAACTAGAAGCAGCAAAGAAATCAGTAGAAGCACCGATTGCTATCCCACCAGATGTCCAAGAATTTGCTCTTGGCCCTGATGCATTGCTTCGTTCCAACACTCCAGAAAGAATCCGCCGAGTTCCAATCGAACTTCCTAGCGGAGTATTCGCAGAATCATCTAATCTTGAACGAGAACTCCGTATGGGATCTCGTTATCCAGAAGGTCGTACAGGTCAGATCGATGCATCTATCGTTACTGGTCGTGGTGTACAGGCTCTTATGGGTGGTTTTGACTCACAGGTCAAGGCTGCACAAGCAGTATTCGCTAGATTCCTAATCAATCTCATCGGTATTGCATTTGAGGTAGACGAGAAAGTCTTCCCTAATGATCGAAAAGTTATTCGTGGAACCGATGACGGTACACCTTTCGAACTAAACTACACACCATCTCGTGACATCAAGGGTGATTACACCGTAGATGTTCAGTATGGTCTCATGGCTGGACTCGATCCTAATCGTGCAGCTATCTTCGGATTACAACTTCGTGGTGACAAACTCATCAGCCGTGATTTCCTACGCCGTAATCTTCCATTCTCTATCAATGTCACACAAGAAGAACAAAAGGTTGATATCGAAGATCTTCGTGACTCTCTACGCAACGCCGTATCGCAATATGCAACGGCTATTCCAATGCTTGCAACACAAGGTGGCGACCCAACAGAAGCGGTTAAACGAATCGCTGACATTATCCAAGGTCGTCAAAAGGGTGAAAGTTTGGAGCAGATTGTTTCTAAAGCATTTGCTCCGCAGGAACAGCCAGCGGCGACTGCGATGGCCCCCGGTGCTTCGCAACCATTACCCCCTGAAATGATGGGTATGGTTCCGGGAGCGGCCCCGGCCGCTGGCTCCCAAATGGTGGCTGGCCCCGGTCAGTTCTCAAGACGGACAGATCTAGCACAAGGCGGATCTCCGCAAATGTCACAACTATTAGCAGCCCTAACTGGGGCCGCTTAAACGAACAAGGAGGAAATATGTTCGGCACAAAGAAAGGCAAAGTTGCCCCAGCACCAGTTAAAGGCCCTATCAAGCCAACTGGAACTCCAAAGGGCAAGTCTGCAATGCAGAAGCTTGGCGAAACCGGCAAGCCAGCATCAGCAGGTGGAAAGAAAGTTAGTTAATAACGCTTAGAAAGGTCGGGCTATGGATCACGATCAAGAGTCTGATGACATCGATGATATGTTTTTCTTAGCCCGACCTGCTAAGAAAATAGATTTTTTATACGCTTTTGTTGCATTGATGTACAACATCAGCGTTTCATTTACAGAATTTTTCTCTCTTCTCTCAAGAATCGTACATTCACATTCCGTGAACGAAGCAAAGAAGCGTTATATGTGGGAGAAGTTGTCCAAGGATATTGAAAAAATGGAGGCTAAGAAAGATGGCTGAGTACACAGGAAGACAAGCAGCTCAGTACATCCCGGGTGGAGCATACGGTGAGGGTTCAGAACTCATGGCATTGCAAACTGCACCGGGTGTAAACCTTGCAGCCTCTGAAGTTTCTGCTGAACAAATGGGTGCAGTTGCTAACGCTATTCCAGTTCAGAGACCAACACTAAGTCTTACAACACCTAATCCAGACAAAGATGTTCCTATTACTGATGGTGCATCGTTTGGCCCGGGTCGTGGCCCTGAAGTTTTACCAACTCCACCTTTGGCACAAGACCCAACTGCCCAACTCATCATGTCGCTGGCTGAACTCTATCCAGATCCAGATCTCACTCGTCTGGCCCAGCGAATTAAGGCAGAGGGTCGTGCTTAATGGCAGGAGTCGGCGGAGTTAAAGGTACAGGAAGTCTGCCGAGTGTAGTTGGAAACATTCCACTACCCGGAACTCCTGAATATGATGTTTACAGAAGGCAGCAAGAGAACCGCTACCTCAACCCACAATTTGCACAGCAAGTTGCTGGAATGGCAAAGGCATATCCAAATGCTTCGCCGGGTGTAGTTATAGGTCTTGCTAAATCTGGTGCAATTCCTTATGGAAACACAGCTACTGCTGCTGCAACCATGGATGGTGAAGCACTCATCGATCAACAGCGTGAAGCAGCCAAGGCTGCTGCTGCTAAGTTGCGTGAGCAGAATAAGACACCTAAGGGATCACCTGCCGACTTTCTTGCACCACTAACTCGTACAGCATTCATGCTTTTGTCTACACCATTCGAAATGCTCGAAGCAAGCGTTCGTAATGCTGTAGCAGGTAGACCATTTTCAAATACTTTTGACGAGACACAAACTGGTCAAGCACTTAATCAGTTCTTTAGAACTGGTCGTGTTGATGTCGGTACTGGCTTTCTTGGAACAGATGTAACTTCTGAAGTAGGTAAGGCACTCCTTGCAGCAAAGATTGCTGCTGGCCCAAAGATGAAGGGTGGAGTTCCTTGGACTTATTCCACAGGACTTACTCAAGCACTCTTTGACGATCCAGAAACTAAGGCTGCTAGAACTTTCCAAGCAGTATCTGGATTCGTACTCAACCTTGCTGCTGACCCATTGACTTATGTTCCCGGTGTTGGATTACTCAAGATTGGTAAAGAAGCAGGTAAGTTTGGTGTAACACTTCGTATTGGCCCTAAGGCAGCAGCTCGTGCAGCCGAAGCCAAGAAGGCTCCAATC